AGGACCTGCTGACTCTTACTATCCTCCAAACTCCTATGCTTCAGTTCCTGAAGGAGTAGAATTTAAAGACATGGTAAATTCTCCAAGTCACTACACTCAAGGTAACATTGAATGTATTGAAGCTATTGCTGAAGTAGTAAAACATCTTGATGGTATGGAAGCAATGTGCACAGGTAATGCAATCAAGTATCTCTGGCGTTGGAAACACAAGAATGGAACTGAAGATTTAAAGAAAGCTGTATGGTACATTCAAAGGATGATTGATGAGTTTGACACTAACTGATATAATATATCGTCTTAAGCAGTTAGATGAGATGGACGTCACAGATATTCTTGGTTTAACTACCGAGGATATCTGTGAAAGATTCTTAGACGTAATAGAAGAAAAAGCAGATGTATTAGAACAACTACTAAAGGACGATGATGAGTGAAAAAAAACCATTACACGATATGGGACCTCCCATAAAAGACGAGATACCTGGCTTGCGAGACTTCTTCGCTACGTCAGTGCTTTCAGGAGCAATCTCAGCAGCAGGTGTGCCTGCCAGCGATGATGATGAATACTGTAATTTTATGGCAGAGTTTTGTTATAAAATGGCAGATGCAATGATGGTAGAAAAGTATAAGAAAAACACAAGACATTAAGGATATAAATGTACAACACCCCTTTTAGCACCGTAGGATATATTACCTATAAAAGAACTTATGCACGTCGTTTAGACGAGGCAGACATCAACAGCAAGACAGAAGAGTTTACTGATACCGTTGAGCGTGTAATCAAAGCAGCAAATGAGCAGTTAGGTTGTAACTTTACAGCAAAAGAGCAAGAGCGTCTTCGTAAGTATTTAATGGAATTAAAAGGCACTGTAGCAGGTCGCTTCTTATGGCAGATGGGTACAGACACTGTAGGCAAATTAGGTCTTGCTTCATTACAGAACTGTGCGTTCACTGTTATCGATGACCCTGTACGTCCTTTCACTTGGGCTATGGACTTACTCATGTTAGGTTCAGGCGTTGGTTATAACATTCAAAGGAAAAACGTTGAAAAACTTCCTGAAGTCAATATTAATTTTACCGCCCCTACTCGTTTGGATACTGCTGATGCAGACTTTATTGTTCCTGATTCGAGGGAAGGCTGGGTCAGTCTCCTTGGCAAAACGCTCAAGGCAGCGTTTCTAAGTGATAAGAATCCTACCTTTACCTATAGCACTGTGCTTGTTCGTGGTCGTGGGGCTGCTATTAAGGGCTTTGGGGGCACTGCATCAGGCCCTGAAGACTTATGTGATGGAATCGCCAAGGTAAGTACCATCCTTGAGAAACGTGCAGGTAAGAAGCTACGTCCTATTGATTGCTTGGACATCATGAATATTATTGGTGCAATCGTCGTAGCAGGTAACGTACGTCGCTCAGCACAGATTGCGATTGGAGATGCAGACGATGTTGAATATCTTTTGGCAAAGCGTTGGGACATGGGCAATATCCCTAGTTGGAGAGCTATGTCTAACAATAGTGTTGTGTGTAATGACATTAAAGATTTGCACGAGTATTTCTGGGATGGCTACGAAGGCAAAGGCGAGCCCTACGGTCTTATTAATCTTAGACTTAGTAGAAAAATTGGTCGCCTTGGTGATACTAACTATCCTGACCCTGACGTTATGGGTTACAATCCTTGTGCTGAACAATCATTGGCTGCTTACGAAACATGTTGTTTAGCTGAAGTTTATTTATCTAACGTAACCTCTAAGGAAGAATTCATTGACATCTGTACTTTACTATATCGTATTAATAAGCATAGCTTGTCTCTGCCTTGTCATCTGCAGGAAACAGCCGATATCGTACACAAGAACATGCGTATGGGTATTGGGGTTACTGGTGTACTACAAGCTTCTGATGAGCAGCGTTCTTGGTTAAACGATGCTTATGTAGAGTTACGTAAGTTTGACAAAGAGTATTCTGCTAAGCATGGTTTCCCTGAGTCCATTAAGTTGACTACAGTTAAACCTTCAGGTACTTTGTCATTGTTACCAGGTGTGACTTCAGGCTGCCATCCTGCTTATAGCCACTACATGATTCGTCGTATCCGTATTGCTGCAGACCACAGCTTAGTGCAAGTCTGTCGTGAGCATGGATACCCTGTAGAGTATCAACGTAACTTTGACGGCACTGATGACCATAGCACAATGGTAGTATCTTTCCCGTTTGCTTATCCTGAAGGCACTAAGATTGCTGCTGAGATGACTGCTATTGACCAACTAGAGACTGTTAAGTGGTTGCAAGAGAACTGGTCAGACAATAGCGTTAGCTGTACTGTGTATTACCGTAAGGAAGAGTTGCCAGAGATTAAGAAGTACTTGGCTAAGAATTACAAGAACAATCATAAGTCACTTTCGTTCTTGCTTCACAATGAGCATGGTTTCCAACAGGCTCCATTAGAAGAGATTACCAAAGAAGCCTATGATGCTTTAGTTGCTAGTACAAGATTGATTACCAAAGTGGAAGATGCTTCCTTTGAAGGTGACCTTGAGTGTGCTGGTGGTGTTTGTCCAGTTAAGTGAGGAAAATATGATTGAAAAACAAGATTTTATGTTAGGGATGCGACGCTTGAATGAAGTGCTTAATATGGCTGATGAAGTTCAGCCGTTGATTATGAAGCGTTGTATGGAAGCTGCAGAAGACTTTGATTCTATGGACCCAGTGCAATTTGTGGTCTTGTGGAAAGACATAGCGAAAATGCTTCGTCCTATTAATGATAAGTTGTTAGAGCTACAGACTGTCTCTATGTTTAGAGAGTTACAGCCTGAAGGCAATCCAGAATAGTTTCTTGGTAGTTGTATTTGATGGCCCTCTTCGGAGGGTCTTTTTTATTGTAAAGTTAAAACTAATGATTGTAAAGTTATGGCTTACTAATTGTAAAGTTAAGGTGAGGGGTTACAAACTCGCCTGCCAATTCGTTGATGCCCTAGTTAGAAAGACGGAAAATCACTAGATTCTTGAATACCCTCGTGCCGTCTTGACTTATTTCTTTTTTGCAGTCTTAGCAGATTCTTTAAAAGCTTTAGCAGTAGGAGCACCTTTGCTACCTACTTTACGCATCTTCTCGCCTGAGCCTTCTTTGATACGTTTTTTCTTTGCTGCGATGTTGGCGTATAGCCCTGGTTTAGTTTCCATTATTCTTCCTTTCCAATTTTAATTCCTGCGACAAGTCCTACGAATGCACCTACAATCATTTGAAAAGCAGGTGTTATAGCTTTAAATATTTCTGTATTATCTATAGAGGGAGTGAATAAACCCATAAGTAACACAACAACCATAGACAAAAGAATAACAGTAAGAGTGACAGTAGCGAGAAGGGTGACATAAGCAGATAGTTGTTCTTTATTCATTTATTTTTATTCCAAAGCTCAAACAATACTTTTACTTTTTCTTCTAAAACAGCAACTCTATTATCTGTTTTAGCAAGCACTATAACTAGTGAAACAAACGCTAATAATAGAGGCCATATCTTTGCAAGAATGTCTAAAGTATCCATTATTTGATACCTACTTGTTCATTAATCCACTTCTGTAATTCTACTACTTGGGCTGTTGTTTCTGCACATTGTCCAGCAAGAACATTGTAGGAGGAGATAACATCAGTGACGCTGGGGGCTGTGGAAAGTCCTGACACTTTACTGCTACTGCCGTTGTTCCACACGCTTGTAGACTTATAATAATTCCTAATAGCATTAAGCTTCGCATCATATTCATCTTGAATTCCTTTTGTAACTAACTCTTGTTGTTTTGTGATTGATTCGACATGGGCTTCTTGTGCCTTAGCAGCGTTATTGACCTCTTGTTTGTAATCCATAAAATCACGATTGCGTATATGCCAACCAGAAGCAAAAGCCCCGAGTAAAAGTAAAGCAGCCACTCCAATTTTGACATAAGTAAATATAGATAAAGGAAACATTATCTGTCTTCCAAAGGTTTAGTAGTTGTAGCTCTCAGATAACTAATAACAATACCTATAACAAACATAGATACGCTATAAACTTTAGGGTCTAGTAAATCTTGAATGTATGAAGAATTATCTGAGATAGCTCCGAGCAAAAACAGCAGTCCTGAGAACCACATAGTCCTTGAACGAAACATTCCAGGAAGCTTACGTCTCATTACTTCATTTTCTTTTTAGTGGCAATCTTGCTTTTAATCTTAGCTTTACCAGCTTTAGATAAAGCAATAGCTACGGCTTGCTTTTGTGGCTTACCAGCAGCCATCTCAGTTTTGATGTTAGAAGAAACAGTCTTTTTAGAACTTCCAGTTTTTAATGGCATGATTTATCCTACGTAAGTTGAATGAAGAAAGCAGTCCTGCTCAGCATGTCTGCGTTTAAGAATACCTGGTACTTCTTTACCGCCTGCCATAGACCACTTAGGAAACTCTCCTGAAGCAGCTAGTTTATTGCCAGACTTAATAAGTTTTAATAGTGTTGAACGCTGGAAAGCACCTACTCCTAAGTTGTACACAAAGGACACAAGAGCATCAAACTCGTTCTGTTCTAGTTCTACACCGCAAGCATTAACAGCCTCTTCAGCAGTGTGTAAGTCTTTACGCAAAAGCTCTGTAGCCTGTCCCATAGTAATAGGAGAGCCTTCAACACAGCCATCACCAGCTACCATTAAGTGACCGTAACCTACAGTCCACTTACCTACAATATCTTGATAGGGCATCGCTCTGAAGCCCTCAAAAGATTTAATTTGGTCAATACCTTTGTCAGAAGTTTTCATTATGTTGCCTGAGTTGATGCAGTTAAAATACCGTTAGTAAAAGTCATGCTGCCGTTAGTACCACCTGTAGTTAACTTAGCAGTAGTAATAGTTCTAGTAATGCCGCTAGTAGGTACAATAGTTCCTGATACACTTACACCAGTAAGAGTACCCCCAGTAATAGCTACGTTGTCAGCGTTTTGTACAGCAATAGTACCTAGACCTAAGTTTTGTCTAGCTCCTGCAGCGTTATTAGCTCCAGTACCGCCTGCAATAATAGGAGTTACAATATTGCCATTTTGTGCTTGTTGTATGTAGTTTCCTAAGTTACGAAACCAATCACGCCAGCTCTGTACTTCACTAATTTTATCTTGTGGGATTGGAGGTAAAGTATTAGCCATTATCTTCCGTCCTCAACTTCAGTAGCATAACCACAGTCTTGTAAGTCATCTAAGCACTTTTGTACTTTTTCACCAATGTCTGTACGATAAGCAATACTATTTGGAATCTCAATCTTCTTTTTAATCTTGCCGTAGACTGACTCACGAGCTTTCTCAATAGAGTCACCTAGTCCTACTATTGTGCAGACATAGTCGCCAGCAGTTACAAACATAGGGACATTCTCTTTGAGTTCTCCGTCAACCATTGCAGGACCTTTGCCCCACTGCACTTCACAAAGATGTACGTCATTGATAGCATCTTCCATTGTCAAGCCCCAGATAGGATAACCAGAGTTTTCCTTTTTAGTAATATGACTAAATGGATAGTCAGGAATTGTTACAACAACACCGCAAGCAATCTTGTCTGAAGTCTTTAAAGTATCTTTACCATCAATCATGTCAAGCATCCACTGAGCAGGGTCGCCCTTGTGCAAAGACATCTGAATGTTAAACAAAGGCCAACCTGGACGAGTAGTAAACTCTAAAGGCCATGCTTTACCATTCTTATCAATA